TGTATTCTGGGGAACAGAAAATCAAACAATTTGGGAGTGTTGTATAATATCAGATTCAGTAATAACTGACTCTATGTATTATGCAGGTCTTAAGTTAACAAATACTCACCTGTACGCTACAGATAATGACCAGGCTTATTTCTTCTATGACTCAAGCAAAACAATACTAAACAATGCTGGAGCTCCTGGTTCTTGGCATTTTGTATATAGTGTTGGTGGCACTGATTATGTAACAAATTTAAACTTAGCTGTACACACAAGCACAATATATCATCTTAAAATAGAGATTGATGGAGATAGAAAAATTAAAGCTTATATAAATGGAGAACAGTATGGTTTAACGCAAATATCAGGTGTTGGTGACACTGGTGTAAATGTAAATGGAGCTGTAGCTCTTTCTTCAGGTCAATCTTCTGTTATTACTGTTGATGGCACAGATGCCACAACGCAGATAGTTGTTGGTGACATTTTAACAAACTCTTCAGGTGTTATTTGGGGGACAGTAACAGCAGTAAGTTCTGCAACAAGCATAACTATAACTGCAGCAGCAACAAAGTCTTTTCCTGATAACGAGGATATATACATATATGGTAGAGCAGCAGTCAGTAGAACAACAGAAAGTTCTGCTTTAGGTACTGTAAACCTCATACCATATATAGGTGTAGTTAAACACACCAACACAACAAGTAGACATATAAGAGTTGCTTATCAAAAAATAAGTAGAGAAATATCAACATCATAATATAAATATAAATGGCAAATTTAACAGTAACAGTAAAAGAAGATATAGAATTAAAAGGACAACAATATGGTTCTTCAAAATCATATACCATAACAAATATTAATAATGTTTTTAAAAGAATTGTTACTTGTACTAGAAGTGTTGACACAACTGTTCTTAAATTTGGACCAGATGACAACACAACAGATGGTGCATTAAATATAAGTGCAACTAAATATATAAGAATAACTAACTTAAGTTTAACTCAGGATGTTAACTTATCATTACAGATAGATGTAACTGAAGATGGTTCAGCAGAAAGCACTGCTGAAGAATCAGTAACATTTTTATTAAAAGCAAAAGAAAGTTTTGTTATGGGCACTGCACACAATTCTCTGTGTGTTCAAGATACAAATGCTAATATAGAGTTAACTTTACATGACTTAGAAAGTGTAATTGTTGACACTCCAGCAGCAGAAGTTGATATTGAAGTCTTGGTGGCTAGTGCACAATAAACATATGTTTGTTCATAACTTTTACAAAGGGCTACTTTTTTGGTAGCCTTTTTTTTTATATATTTATAGAAATTTAATTTAATACACATGACAACAGAAGACTTAATAATAAAGGTCACAGATGAAATGAAAGACCTTTTAATATCTAAAAACAGGGCATATGGAGACAGTGCCACAAATCCATCAAACGTATTTGCATCAGGTTCAGCAATAGATTCTCTATGTGCAAGGATAGATGATAAATTAATGCGTATACAAAACAAAGGTATTAATGACAAAACAGAAGACACTGTTTCAGATTTGATAGGTTATCTTATACTATTAAAAATTGCTATGTATAAGGAAAAGCATAATGAATATGAAGATATGGCTGAGTCTATTAATTTAGGTGGATTTTGCAATATTAATGGCACACCAATAGACAATATAGAGCAGTTAAAAGTTCATTATGATATATATGATGACAACGAACAAGAAGATTAAAAAAATATTAAAAGATTTAGAGTCCTTAAAAAAAGAAGATAAGATAAAGTTTTCTTTCTCATATATAGAAATGGGTAAAACTCTAAATGATTTAGATGCAGATGTTATTCATAATATGGGTGATGATTTAGCATCAAAAGCTTTAATGGATATAATTGAAGAAAAGATTTTTGAAAACCCATATAATGAGCAGTCTGTTATAGATATGTTAGAAGAAAAAGAAACTATGGCTAAACTACACATGTTTAACCTATTTAACAATAATAAAAAATTTGAAGCATAATGGAATTAATAAATGGATTAATAAGAAAAATAGTTGTTGGTGATATTAAAGATGGTATCACTTATGTTGTTGGTCAACCAATAATGAGGGGGCAAGCAAAAATAACAGCTATAGTACAAGATGATATGTATTTTATAAAATATAAAATGTTAAAATTTAATGTTTTTATAAAGATGGAAGGTAAAGATGAGTCAGAAATGTGGAAATCATTTTTTGATTTAACAGGAATAGAATACAATTTAGACTACACAGAAGAATATCAAGTTAATTAATATGAGAATACCAAGAGATAATTTTTTAGTTCAAGTAGAAAGACCTTACGATGATGTTGTTGAAATTAATGGCATGGAAATTGCATTAGACATTAAATTTGACCCATATAAATTTGCTAGGCAATATGGTATTGTTTATAGCACACCAATAGCTTTGCCAAATGGATTAGAGTTTGATGTCAAGGAAGGTGATAAAATATACTTTCACCATCTAGTTACTGGGGCTAAATCTGGAGTTACTATAGATAAAAAGATTGAAGACGAATCAGGACAGCAACATAAAAGTGAAAACCTAGTTGATTGGGTAGATGATGAGAATGTATACAAAGTACACTGGCAACAGATTTATGCTAGAGTAAGAGATGGAGAACTTAAAATGCTACACCACTGGAACTTCGTAAAACAAAAGGTTGAGTCTGAAGATAGTATAAGAACAAAGTCTGGAATATTTATAAAACCTGAAGTAGAGGATATAACTCTTCATGGGAATATAGTATATATGAATGACTGGTTAAAAAACCAAGGAGTTAAAATAGGAGATGAAGTTATATTCTCAGAAAACTCAGAGTATGATATGAAGATAGAGGGAGAAAAACTATTGAGAATGAGAAACGAAGATATATTAGCACTATACAACAATGAAGGAAAGTAATAAGTCATACGTACAAAGAACTTTGCAAGACCTTATAGACTCATCTAAAGAAGCTGTAGCTATACTTATAGAGGATATAAGAACTCCACTTGACCCTGATTTATCTGACGAAAAAAGAAGAAATGCTATTAAAGCTAAAAAAGAATGTTTTATAGATGCTCAAGAAATACTTATAGGAATATCTAAACTGGAAACACAAATCACAGAAGGAGACCTTAAAGAAGAAAAAGATTTTGAAAAAGGACTAGCAGAAAAGTTCGCAAAGAGATAACATATGTCTAAACCAATAATACTAAACTCCAATAGTTTAGGGGACATAATAGAAATCCAAGGATTAAAAATACAGCTACCAAAGAAACCTAAGAAAAAAGATATATTATTCTCTGATAAAAAAAAGGTTGACCAAAGGTGGATTAGGGAAGATATGCCTAAAAATCTAACTAGGGAAACAGCAAACGATTACTACGATTACATAGAACAAGAGTTTATAAGAAGACGAGAGGGTCTTTGGTTTATGAATAATGGAGAACCTACCTATATAACTGGTAGTCATTATATGTTTATACAATGGTCTAATATAGATGTAGGTTATCCTGACTACAGAGATGCTAACAGAAAGTTTTTCTTATTTTGGGAAGCTTGTAAGCTTGACCCTAACAGCATGGGAATGTGTTTCCTTAAGAATAGACGTTCTGGATTCTCGTATATGGCTAGTGCTGAGATGGTTAACCAAGCGACACAAACATATGAATCTAATTTTGGTTTATTATCTAAAACAGGTTCAGATGCTAAAACTATGTTTACAGATAAGGTTGTTAGAATATATAGGAGGTACCCTTTCTTCTTTCAACCTATACAAGATGGTTCTAGTAATCCAAGGGTTGAGTTAGCTTTTAGAGAGCCAGCTAAAAAGATTACTAAGAAGAATAAGCATATACAAAAATCTGAAGCACTTAATACAGTTATAGACTGGAAAAACACAGCAGATAATAGTTACGATGGTATGAAGCTAAAACTACTTGTACATGATGAGGCAGGTAAGTGGACTGGCTCTACATCCATAGCCAAAAACTGGTCTGTAACACAAACTTGTTTACTTTTGGGTAGAAAGATAGTGGGTAAGTGTATGATGGGCTCAACAGCTAATAAGTTAGAGGATGGTGGTCTTGAATATAAAAATCTATATTATGATTCAGACATATCTGATAAAGATTTAAACAGAAGAACAAAGTCTGGTCTATATTCTTTATTTATACCAGCAGATGAAAACTTAGAAGGATTTATAGATGAATATGGATTTTCTGTTACTAAAACACCATCAAAGCCTGTGATGGGTATGGATGGCGTAAATGTAGA